TACCTTAACATGGGTTGAACACTACTAGTAGGAAAAAATTCAAAACTTCCACTTAATCTAGTTATAAACCCATAGTTTGGAATAGAACCACTATACCATAAATTAGTTATAGATTTTACATTTAATTCTAAATCCTTATCAGATCTTAAACCAAAAGATTCTGTTACTTCTGGGATTAATAAAGAAGAAGTAAACCAACTTCCACCTCCTAAATCTGAATAAGTTGGATTGAATGAACCTGTGTAACCATATCCGCTAACACTTCCACCCATACTCCAATTTCCAGATCCTGAAAAATTTCTCCATCCCCAAGAACAGCATCAAGAGCGGCAGCACCTAGCACTGGCACCGCAGCTTCCCCTACATCTCCTAAATTTATTTTAG